CTCGAAAGTAGTTCAGAAGAGAGCAGGAACACGCGTTATCGCTGCAGCTGTACAATCACATGATTTTATGAATAGAAATGCTATTAGAGAAGATGTTAAGCTACCAGCCGCATTGTTAGGAAGAACGCAAGTAGGAAGAAGACAACGAGTTGTTTTTGGTGTTAGTAATATAGTTTCTCTTATCGCTTATATCGCTCTTGTGGTGTTAGAAGAGTTTCAAAAATTAACTGGTGCAGCATCGTCAGGTAAACAGTTTGGAGACAGTCGTGATATTATGTGCTATTTACCATACTTCGGTTATGATTGTATTCTATTTAACTCATCTGATGTTTCTGGAATGGACGCAAGCATTCAAGCTAATCTTCCTCAGTTTATGTGGGATTACATTACCAGGATCTGTATGAAAATTGGTGATTATAAACAATACTTCGCTTTCACGTCCGGAAACGTATCTCTAGACCATTATGATCTTTCGGGAAGATTAATAAAGACAACAAGACAATGGGTTTCAGGTGTAGTCCAATGTTGTATTGAATCAAGAAACACAATATATCCACAAAACGCTACCACTAAAGATGACATTCTTGGAACATTAAGGACGAGGGACCCAACTTTTCCGTCTGGACTTCCATATACTAACGTACACCACACGTTTGTATTAACAACTGCTATAAAAGGAACTTTCATGAAAACGTTAAAAGAAAATGTGAAGATGAATCATTTGTTATGGAAATTACAAGTTCAAGGAGATGACATCGTGAAAATCTATTTTGGTAATTTAAAGGAAATTGTGGAAGGAGTTCAAATTGGAATGAAAGCCATAACACGATTAGGACTGAAAGCTGACGCCGATTGTTCTAGGAATACAGTAGAGTTTCTCCAACAGAGGGTGTTTTGTGGAAGATATTTAGGTTATCCTGAGAGAGTGTCCTTGTTTACTGCTGAAAGACCTAGGGAAGGAAAAACATTTAAGGACAAGATGAGTGAAGTAATTTCATTGTCTCATGACTTAGGAAATCGTGTTCCAAACCCGGAAGGTTTAGTGACTCTGTGCTACGCTATCGGAATGGCTTGTTGTTCGCGAGGAACCTTTATTGCAAAAACTGAGCACGCAAAATTATTAGTTAACTCACCTAACGGACAGGCATTACGAGCAAACATAATGTTCAGTGACAAGAATGAGTCAGGAGTTCAAAGAGATT